TATACGACAGCACAGGCACGGTTCGTGTGTTTGCTGTTAACGGTAGCGGCAATGAGTTTCATCGTAGCGTTTACATCCAAGACCAAAGAAGTCTTGGTTTTAAAGAGGATTCTGCGAACGGTACCAACTACGTAGCCTTTCAGGCACCTGCCTCTGTTGCTGCCAATGTAACGTGGACGTTGCCGGATGCAGACGGAACAGCAGGTCAATTTTTGCAAACCGACGGTTCGGGAACCTTGACTTGGGCTGACGAAGCTGACAGTTCGGCTCTTGCTTTCGCAATTGCTTTAGGATAATCCTTGACAATTAACTAAAAATACTCTATAATATATCCAGAAAGAGATTAACATGGCAAACGCATTTTTATCAGAGACAGATACTGCAGTAGGGGCTTCGGCTGCTACCATCTATACCTGTCCAGCAAGCACAGAAACCACCATCATTGGGTTGAGTATTGCTAACATCGTGACAAGTCAAATCACTGTAGACGTAAAGCTAAATGGTGCTGGACGTACTAGCGGTGCAGTTGATGATGTTCACCTTGTTAAAGCAGCACCTATTCCAGTTGGTGGTTCTTTAGTTGTGGTTGGTGGAGACCAGAAGGTAGTAATGGAGCCGGGCGATACACTTACCGTAGAATCAGACACTGCATCATCTGCAGATGTTGTTCTCAGCCATCTTGACATTACGTAAGGATTAGGCAATGGCATACGTTGGTAACATACCTGCAGTAGCTTTTAGCACCGTATCCTATCAGGATTTAACGGGTGTAACAGGCAGTCCTGTAAAGCGGGGGTATACGCTAGACTTTCCTGTGGGTTCTGCACAAGAGATTGAAGTGTTTGTTAATAACGTGAGGCAAGAACCCAGCGTAGCTTACACTGTGGCAGGTACTGCATTGACTATGACAGGCGACGTAGAAATTACAGATGATTTCTATGTAGTGTTTCAGGGTAAAGCACAGCAAACTGTGACTCCGGCTGATGGGTCAATTACAAATGCCATGTTTGCATCTGGCACATCGTTAGGTGGTGGTACATATAAAGGTGAGAATGGTGAAGTCAACACAGGCGGTGGTGACATCTTTCGTGTGCATCAGCAGCAGCTAGATACAGACACAACCATTGATGCAGACGAGAACGCACTGGCTGCGGGGCCATTGACAATCGCAACAGGGACAACACTGACGGTAACATCCGGCGGTAATCTGGTGATAGCATGAGCGAGTTAAGAGCAGACACAATCACAGCAAGTGATGGCACAAGTCCTGTCACGCTGACTAAGCAGAGTGCGGCGAAAGCGTGGTGTCAGTTTGATGGTACTGCTGGAACAATAGCATATGGCGAAAGTTTTAACGGAAGTTCACTAACGGATTTAGGTGTGGGTCGGTATCAAAACAATATTGCAAGCGCAATGAATACCACAACCTATTCTGTTTTAGCAGAAGCGGGTAATGAACAAAGTGATTATTCCACACAATTAGACGGGAGTGACCACAATTCGATGATTGGTTCACGCACAGCATCTGCACAACGTCTTTTTAGCGTTGACCACGATGATGGCGTACAGGATGACTGTCAGAGTATGAACGCTGTAATTTTCGGAGACTTAGCATGAGTGAGATAAAAGTAGATACCCTCACAGGCAAGACCACTGCTAATGACATCACCGTGACTGTTGGTGCTACTGCTACTGCTAAATTAGAACAGGGATTGGCGAAGTCTTGGTGCAACCTTAACGGTACAACATTTGGAAATCGTGATGGACTAAACGTGGCGTCAAACACTGATAACGGCACAGGCGATTACACCACAACATTTACTAACGCAATGAACGATGCAAATTATGCAACTGTAGACGGTTCTATTGATTCAGTGTCTAATCAATCACGTTCTACGGAACTTTCAGCAGCCCAATTTACGCATACAACCGCTTCATACCGTAGGCAGTATAATTTAAGTCAAGCGGCAGGTGATGGTAATTTTGCTTATGATGTAAACAATGTGATGCAAGCAGTATTCGGAGACTTAGCATAATGGCAGGTAAAATTGTAGCAGATACGCTGGAACACAGCACCGCTGGGTCAATCGCCACGAACTATGTTGTTGATGGCACACCAAAAGCAATGTCAAAGCAAACCCCATCTGGCACAGAAATATCAGCAACCAGTTTAAATGTTTCAAGTGTAACAGATAGCACTACAGGAATTAATATAACTGCTTTCAGTGCTGTTTTTAATTCAGCAAGTGAAACTGTAACAACTGGAATATGTAACGATAACAACTACAACAGGGCAGTCGCTTATACGGATGAAAGTGCATCACAAGTTGAATCAAGGGCGTTTAGGAGTAGTGCTGGTGATTTAATAGATGACTTTGACTTTTCAATGGTTACACACGGGAATTTAGCATAATGCAGACACCAAAGTTTCAAGGCACCCACCTATTTGACCGCCTGTGCTGGGCCAAAGAAAATCTAGAGGGTGTGCAGTCAGACTATCGTGTAGTCTATGAAGACAGCATTGACGAGTGCGCCAAGATACTTGTGCCTGACCCGAACTGGATGGCGTGTGCCTTGCAGGGCGGTATCCTGCCACCTGTGTGGGTGTACTGGGAACTGGCAAAGGACGAAGCGCAACCAGACTTCAAGAAGCACACTCGTGGCTACCTGCTGCATCAGACAGAACCAGTCGATGCAATGACAGAAGAAGAGGCTATCGAATACCTGATTATGAAGGACTGCCCCCAGCATGTGTGGCAGACTTGGGATGAAGGCAACAAACCTAAGATGGTTATCTGCCGCAAAGAACAGTTACCAAGCACCCGGGAGTGGCGCAATGCTTGGAAGATAACTGAAGAACTAAGCGTCACTGATTTAGCAGCCTAGAGGAGAAACCTAATGGCACCAACAACATACATCGTAGACAAGGACGGGAATCAGATTGATGCTTCAACTGCAACTGTCCCTGCTGACCGTCACTTTCGTGGTGCATGGTCATTGAGTGGCTCAGTCATCTCCGAAGATATGACTAAGGCAAAAGAAATCTTCAAGGATAAAATCCGTGAGGTTCGTGAGCCATTGCTTGCAGCTAAAGACGTAGAACTGATGAAGGCACTGGAAGCTGGTACTAGCACAACTGCTATTGCAACAGCAAAGGATGCCCTTCGTGATGCCCCAGCAGATTCTGCTATCTCATCAGCAACAGACATTGCTGGCTTGAAAGCAGCTTGGGATACAAGTGTACTTGGTGATAGCCCTTACGCATAAGCGTAGGGGTCATCCCTGTTTGGAGAAGTGAATGGCACTTTCTAAAATACAATCCGAAAGCGTAAACCTAGCTGACGACTTTGCGTTTACTGGTACAGTGAGTGGAGTTGCATCTGGTGTAAAGCAAACTGTTGTGCATCAAGAGACTACAATAAAAACCGATGGTCATGTTTTTGCCAGCAGTGGTACTAGCTATAGGCTTATGTCTGCGGCAAACGCATTAGACAGCACTTCAAAAATGGAAGTAACAATTACCCCAAGTTCTGCAAGTTCAAAAATACTAATTTCAGTCTCTTGTTTTTTTGAAGGTAATGTTAGCGCACATGATACGATTTGGACTTTGTATAGAAATACAATCACAAGATTAGGCCAAGCTGACGATGGCAGTAGGCGTGGTGGAATAGCAAACTCAACTTCTTCATTAGATAGTAATAATGACAGCACTATGGATAGTGCTAATTTTATTTTCCAAGATGAGCCTAATACAACATCAGCTACCACTTACACATTAGCTTTTAGTGCTAACTCATCACTCAATTTGTTTTTGAATAGGACAGTATCTTATGGAGATACCTCAGGTATTGAAAGAGCAGTTAGTACAATTATGGCGCAGGAGTTAGGGTAATGGCATACATAGGCAAATCCCCATCCTTCGGTGTTCGTAACCGATACCTGTACCAAGCTACTGCTGGTCAGACTAGCTTCACTGGCAGTGACGCAGACAGCAAGACACTGACCTACACAGATAGCCTGTACGTTGATGTGTATCAGAACGGTGTATTGCTAAAGCCTGTGACAGACTACACTAGCACTAGCGGCACAAGCATTGTCTTAGTTACTGGCGCATCCTTGAATGACGTAGTTGAGATTGTAGTGTACGATGCCTTCAGCGTTGCGAACAGCTACACCAAGAGTGAAAGCGACACACGCTATCCCTTCAAGGGTAATGACAGCATCATCCGTTTGAATGGGCAGACCATCAGCGCAGACATCACGATTGACAGCGATGAGAATGGCGTATCGGCTGGTCCTATCACACA